AAGAGGTCCAACGTTTGTGGGCCTGCGTGGTGACAGCCGCCATGTGTATTACTACACACAGCAGCCTCGACCTTGCCGACCCCCAAGGAAGAGCTGCAGCATCCGGACTTATCCGACTGGCAAAACGGATTGCCAACCAGTGCCGGAACAGGGGGTGGCTCGCTGCGGCCAAGGACATAAAACAAATGTCCAAGGACGCGCAGCGAGACGCCCTCCGTATGACCAAAGGCCACCCTCCAGGTACATTCCGCAGTGCTCTCTGCAAGTACCTGGTGGGATTCCTCAGACCCAGGAGCCAGGCCGACTTCTGGATTCTCGGAGGCATCGCAAGGAGTCTCCCCCCTGACAACACCACCGCATCACGGCGTGAGGCACTGCAGCAGCACAAGGCTGACTACAGTGGCACGTTCGTGACAGAGGATCGAATTGCGGACTCAGTCTACTACTTCACGCGGAGGCTGCTCTCCACCTATGGCACGTCAAGGGATCGCTCCCGAGCGCGCGTGGGTGAATCGCTAACCGCCACGTCGGGCGCCTGTGCAGAAAGTCCAAGGCGGAAAGGTGGAAACCTCACCATCCTGGCCAAACTGCTCAAGGCCCTGAAGCACTACGACGAGACCCAACAATTCGTCTGGGAGCCCACTGGGACACAGCTTGATTGGCTCATCTCCGGTGACGTGTTCAAGAACGCCCTCCACTGGGCCAGCCCTGAGCAGGACTGGGCACCCAAAGGAGCGGACGCCTATGCACGGCACGAAGGTGAGTGGCTCTTGCTGTGCCTCAGGAGGGCCATCGCAGATCGCCTCGATGAGATGTTGAGCGCTTTTGCCGACTCAGATGCCGAGGCACCATCATCGTACGCAACACTCCCAACTCCCGAGGCACGCGTCGAGTTACTGACGGACCCAGAGGCAGCACGGGGGCTCAAGAACCGAGTGGTTACGGTCTCAAGCATCCTCGAATACCTCTTTGCCGCGCCAGTAAACGCCACGCTCCAGAAGGTCCTGGCAAGGACCCCCTGGGTCGCGGCGACCCTGCATGGGCTCCCTCCAGAAAAGTTCCTCGACGGGGTAATCATCCCCCCCGCTGAGGGACAACTGGAGGCGCTCTCCGCAGACCTCACCCGAGCCTCTGACCTGATCCCGCACAACCTCGCAGCAAGCATTGCCAATGCCTACTGCGATTGGGTGTACGATCACAGCCCTTACCGGGACGCCTTCTTCGACCATGATGCTGATCGGGAGAGGCAAATGGTCTTGTGGACCATTGGCCCCCACCTGCTCACATACCCTGACAAAGAGAGGGTGACCAGTACTCGCGGTGTCCTCATGGGGACGCCACTCGCATGGCCCTTCCTCTGCATCATCAACGCGTGGGCAAAGAGGGTCGCCGAGGGAGCATGGCCGCAGCGGATTGGTTCCGCTGCGGAAGTGCCACCATTGGAACGGGGAGGTCTCACCACCACCCGAAGGGAGGTCAAATTCCGCCTCTCCCCTGCAGACCGCGAGGCCAGCAGGATCGAGACGGGAATCCTTCCCCCAGAAGTCAAAACCATCACATTGGTCGAAGAAGGGGTTCTCACCTTCCCCGGACTCATCAATGGTGATGACTTCGCGGCCATATGGAGCACAACGTGCACCGAACGGTACTTCGACGCCATCAACACCGCCGGGCTCCTCCTCAATCGGGAAAAGCAGGCACGTGAGCGCGCCTCCCTAGTGTTCTCAGAACGGCTGATCAACGTCCACTTCCGGAATGAATCCGAGCGTGGGCGCCGACTCCGCCTGAGCTGCACTGGGGTTGAGCGCGTACCCGTGTCTGCCATCCTCCTTGCGAAGGGGTCAGACAGCAGAGGGCGCCTAGTAGGCGAGCGACAGCAGCCGGCTGCCGGCCTCGCCAACCTGACAAGCAGCATTACTGCCACCTATCAAGGCTGGAGAAGGCAAGCAACCCTCCGCGCGGCGTACTCCGTCCATGAACCAACGGTCAGTGAGCTGAAATCCCGAGGGATCCCTCTCTACTGGCCAAAGGAACTGGGCGGAGCCGGCCTAACGGACCAGCCACCATCAGCTCCCCCGCGCTTCAGGAAAGCGGCGGCGGTCATCCTCTCCCTGCCCCCCGAGGGGGTACAGAAAGAGGTGGCCGCGCTGAAGAACGCCTGGCGCAACACCACTGACAGCGCAGTGATGAAACTCACCAGGAAGCTCACGCATGCCGGGCTCGAAGCGGCCCTCATTTCCGCGCCTGAAGGTACAGACCCCCAGGAAGCGGTCAGTGGGGATGCCGCTCTGGCTTACCTCAGCGGGCGAGTTGGGACCCTTGTTGCCAAGGACCTCCAGCTCACCCGCCAGGACTCCCAGAAGCCATGGTCAATGCAACAGCTCTCCCGGACAGTAAACCGACGGATCAATTCACTGTCCAAACGTTGGGGTTCCGCGCAGCCCATGAGCGCCACCAAGGCCGAAGCCAAGGTGCGATCACGAGCATCGCGACTCCAGTACTCAAGAACCTCACTAGGCAGCTACCTAGTGGAGCTCGAGAGTTCCACCTCCCCCCGTGG